TGCAGTTGTCACAGTCCCTGCGGTTGTTGCCGATGTTGCAGATGTAGCAGTTGCTGCATTACCGTTAATGCTGCCTGCGATAGTTGAACTGACAGTCAGTCCTGTCAGTGTCCCAACTGATGTGATTGCAGGCTGTGCTGCAGTTGTTACTGTTCCTGCGGTTGTCGCACTTGTCGCCGTTGCTGCGCTTCCGCTGACGCTGCCTGTGATCGTATTTGTCACAGTCAAGTTCGCAAGCGTTCCGACCGATGTCAGGCTTGATGCGAGAACATTTGAGGCAAGCGTTGCGCCTGTCAAAGTGCCAGCGTCTGCTGGTCCACCACCGCCTGCGTTGCCGTTCAATTTCTGAATTGCCTGAAGGATGGTGTCGGTTGCCGCAACTGTTCCTGCGCCGCTGACATAACCAGTGAGAACTTTTCCTATCACCGCGCTGTTTGCAACCGTTGCAGTCAGACCACTCGTCGTCACCTCTCCTGTCAAGTTTGGATTCGTAACTGTGCCCGAACTACCAGTAACAGATCCTGCGATCGCCGCACTTACTGTCAAGCCTGTCAGCGTTCCAACAGATGTGAGACTCGATGTAACAACATTCGCAGCAAGCGTTGTTCCTGTGAGAGTTCCAGCGTCTGCTATGCTTCCTGCGCCAATCTGAACAATCGAATTGTCGTCTTTTTTTAAAAACAACTTACCGTCTGCGGTATTGATTGCAAGTTCTCCTGTTGATAAAGAACCACTTGTTGGTATAGCTGAAGCAGTTGAACTTCTTTTATGTCGAATTGTATTTGCCATAGGTTATCTCAATAAGATCCACCATCAATGGTACTGGTTGTATATAGACCATCTGTAACACTAGAAGCATTACCAATCAAAGCACCACGGAAATTGGTTGCTTCAATATCTCCCTTAGTCCCAGTAAAAACTTCGCTTGTATTTGTTGCGTCAGGAATAAAAGTAAAGTATCCAGTTGAATCATCATAGCCAAAGAAACCAACCTTTGCAACAGCTCCAGTATGATATCTAAACTCAACACCACGATCTTTATCATCATCACCTGCAGGAGCGGTATCACCACCAAGAGTAATAATAGGATCATCAAGAGTAGTTGTTGTTGAGTTAATTGTAGTTGTAGTACCATTAACAGTTAGATTACCACCAACAATAATATTTCCAGAAGACGTAAGTGCTGCACAATTCAATGTTCCCGTAAATGTAGGGGTTGCTGATAGAACAGTTGATCCAGTTCCTGTGCTTGTGGAAACTCCTGTACCACCTTGGTTAACTGCAAGCATTGTAGTTAACCCTGTAATAGATGTGATATCAGAGTTAGCTCCCTTAAGAGCAAAGCCTGTAGCAGCAATTGTACTGAAACCAGTACCACCATTAGCAACAGGAAGAATTCCAGTTACACCCGCTGTTAATGAGATGCCTGTGCAATTCGATAGAGTTCCAGATCCTGGAGTTCCAAGAACAGTAGCACCAGTAAATGTTTTCACACCAGTAATAGTTTGCGCTGTTCCTAAAGTAGTAAACGCACCTGCGCCACCAATGGCTTCGACAGTGGTTGCAGATCCTCCTGAGCCACCCGTGCCAATACCGTAGTACAGAATTTTTGTTGTTTCTGTAAACGCCAATTCTGCGTTTGCAAGGGTTGTTGGAGCGGATGATCCCGATGTACTTCTTTTAATTCTAATTGTGTTTGCCATAGTTTTTTATCCTTTAGTAGTTTCCACCATCTAGCAATGGAATTATTGTTGTGATTGTTACATTACTTGCACCATTAAAACTAGTACTGCCAGATGCTTCACCATCAAGAGTAATTGTTCTTGAACTTGCTAATTGTGTAGCTGTACCAGCATTACCTGTAACACTTGTCAGTCCTGTTAGATTAGTAACTGTCAGTGTACTGGTTGTTTTATTATATGTTAACCCAGCATGTGCTCCAATTACACCACCATCATTAAACTGTATCTGTGTGTTACTGCCTTGTGCTGATGGTGTTGTTGCTGAGTTGATTAATAACACGGGAGTATTTAATGTATTCCCAACCCACAGTTTTTTATCAATTATATTAACAGCTATCTCTCCCTCAGCAAGCCAAGTAGGAACATTATTTGTTAAGGTAAAGTTCTTAATAGTTTTAGTTGCTGAGGAAAGTCCAGCTAATACTTGCTTTGTATATTCAGTTTTATCCATAAATAAATATATCCTTAATGGTCAATAACATTTGATTTTTGTTTGAACTTACCTTTAAAATCTACCCCAACAATATTTACAGGAGTCACACTAGAATCAATAATAGAAATTACAGTAATTTCAGAATAACCAAAGACTTTAAATGTAAACTCACCTTGATTATCTGTGGTAGACAAAGGAAGACTTCCTTCATCTAAAACCAAATCGGCATAGTTAGGATAAAATATTGATTCTAATGCTGTGCGAAAACGAGAGGATACACTGATAGTATAGGGACCTGATTTATTGTGACGAATGATACCCGTCTTAATATTTAAAGTACCATCAACTACTTGGTTGTTTACATCTCTTATAAATAAACTACCAAGTGTGATATTCATTTCAAAAGGATTACCAATATAAACAGTATAATCATTAGAACTATAATTACCTAAAACTGTTAAGGCTGTATGATTGCCAACAGTAGCTACACCACACAAAACAACAATCCCTAGTGTTTCTAATGAACCATCATCCCATGAGTTTGTTGAGCCGTCCTTTGGTCCAAAAACCAACAAGGACTGTTCTGTTACATAGGGAAGACTAGTTGGTACTTTGAATGTGGTTAAATCAGTAGTAGAATCATAGGATGTATTAGGATTTGTACCACCAACTTTAGTTCTAAAAATAAACATATCATCGAGCCTAGGGATATCTACAGCAACGGTAGACATATCTGTTTTTTGTAAATAAAAAACATTTTTACTTAGGTTTTTAATGATAACATACAAAGAATCTTCATATGCTTGAATAGTTTGAATAGCTGAATCAGTATCTAAAACAAAACGATAGAAGGAACTCTGAACAACTCGGTCACCTGAGAAACGTACAGTAAAGACGTAAATGTGATTCAAATTATCAGCATCAACACAAATAATACTGTCTTGAGAAGGAGCTGTACAGGCAACCTTGTAATTCCTAGGTAAATATCCTGGAATACTGGCAGAAACATCAACTGCTTTTGCTAGTCCTAGTTTATCTTTACCCAAGTACAAGTATAAACGACCTGCATCAAAGAAGTAAAGCTGAGACCCGATGGTCTGAGGTTCAATAATAGGTGTTGTTGAGTAGTAAGTAACTGGAGATACAATAACATTTGTTGGTGACAGGATAGAGATATCACTCCCTGCTGTAAGTTGAAACTGAATGTTTGCTTTGGTGTCTACAAACAAATAATCTTCAAACGGACTCATGCTAACAATTTCAGCATATGTATTAGAAGATGCTCGGATATCAATTGGATCAGTATCTACAATGTTTGCTGGATCATCAATAAATAAACTTTCATACTCTCCTAACTGAGAAGAGAAAATAATGTCCTCAGCTGATAACCATAGTCTATCTTTAAATATAGATAATGATTTAATTCTAACTTGTTTTAAAGCTTTACCACTGATAGTTTTAAAGATACTAGGTCCAGGATTTGTATCCTTGGTACCAGACTCACGTGGCTTCCATTTCATAGACTCAACTGCAACTGTAGGGGTTGTACCCACAATGGTTACAACTAATCGCTGAGGCATTCTACGGGGGTCAATGTACGAGTGTTCATCAGGAGTTCGGATCTTTTGAAGGTATGGATAACCAACTCCAGCATAAGCATCTGTAACAGTACCAGTACCAGTACCAACAGCAGTTGCGGTAAACGTACTGTTTACAGCAGCAGCACCAGATAGACCAACGTTTGCCCAATTAGTATCACCTACTACAAGAATTTTATAAGATTGCCCTACCACTAAAGCAGTTACAGCAATTGATGTAGTGGAAAAACCATATATTTCTGACTCGGAGAAAGAGATAACTCTATAGTATCCTGAAGATAGGTTTAAAAAAGGATATAGAGTTTGGTAAATTTTACCTCTACCAGCAACAACAGTACTGAAGGGATGCGTAGAGTCATATAACAAAGCTAACATAGCACTTGCTTTTGTATCTCCCAGTGTTACGTTTGTATTGGTAGAATACCAATCATCTGATTGAGGAGGCAGTTTAATTGCACTGACATCATTTACCTTTTGACCAAGGTATGATAACCCAGCCTTGTAATACGTATAGTCTGATACATCTATATATTTACCATTAGCTGTATCAGGAACATAACCAAGGAAGACATCATCTGTTGTGTTTGCTGCGTTATCAGCTCCTACATCATAGACCTTACTCGCTTTTGCAGCTGAGTAATACGTTAGCTTACGTCCTGCAGTATCTACAGTACCTGTGGCTACACCATCTAAACCAAACTGAAAGCCAGCAACATCAGAGGAGAACCCTGCATAGACATTAGTGTTCAGGATGATTACATTAGAGCCTAGGGTAACTGCCTTTAGTGATTCTCTTGGTGTTTTACTAGATGGGTTGTATGTAATGTAGTTCCTAGAGTCCCGCTTGAGAGTCCCGTGAGTTAGAGCAGTAGCATAGCTGTAAGAGTTAGCCGTAGCATAAGCCTGAACAACTGTACTGTTATTTGCATTACCTACAGATGAGTTAGCAATAGTTGAATCTGTAGGATCCCATTGGGTGCTAGAGGATACGTTCTTCCATTGACCCGTAGTAAGTAACTGATACATATAAAAGAGTTGACTGTCCTTGATGGATGCACTAAAATCAACAACAATTAAAAACCTAGTGTCTTCATTTATATTATACCAGTAGTACCATAAATTAGCTGGAGTTAAACTACTGAGTTGAAACAGTTCTGGCTTGGTGTTGTTAGAACTAAAGTCCCATCCTCCTGTATAAGTTGCTGTTCCAATAGTATCTTGAGGGATAATGGTAAATCCAGCTCTCTTCTCTACATTACGCTCAAGGGATATAAGAACATTATCCAATTCCTCAACTTCATACGGCTGACGTTTAACAGGAGCTAATCTACTGACTGATAAGATGTTAGGTATAGATATCTTGGTTGAGATATTGGCACCTTTAGGTTGTCGTCTTCGTATATTAGCCATATTATTTATCCTATTGTTCGCCAGAATCTAAATCGACTTGGGTCATTTAAGTATGGGTTTCGATTAACAGCTGAACGCAAGCTAGGGTCACCAGTCATGAAGATGTTGCGTTTCTTATCATTAACATCTGCAGCTCGACCTTTCGCATTAAAAATCTGTTCTTGTTGGTTCAAGTAGGCATCAGCCTCACCATCACCTTGAGTCATGATCTGATAGGTACGCATAGCAGAGCTAAGAATAGCTCGTTGAACAGATGTATCAAGATTCTCCCACAGTAACTTCATAATAAACTCAACATAGTAATCAGCTTCTACAAACACATCAGTATCATCTGTAATATTCCACAGTCTACTGGGGGATGCACTTAACATTCTAATTTTAATTTGATCACCATCTGAGTTTTGATGGTAGCTAATTAATTCTGTGGCTATAACACCCTCTTCATCTCCATCACCACTAGGCAGCAATAAATAACCACTACTGTTAATTAACATCTTACGGATACATTTATTGTTTGCCATACCACGCATCTGAAAGTCCAATGAGCATTGCTCAAGAATATTCTGAGCAATGCCTGTGTCAATACCGCTTGCATCTTCTAGGTCAGATACAAGGTTTTCTCCTGATGTTAATAACATTTGATTTACAGCTTGTAGTCTTGTTATAAATCCCATTTGTATCTCCTGTGTAATGAATCAAAAACCCCCAGATCCCGTTAGAGATCTGGGGGCGTATTTAAAATGTATTCCATTTAAGGAAGTGAAGCACTATTAAGCAGTAACTGCATATTCGCCAATGAATGTACTAGCACTAAACAATGTAGCGAGTTCAGCTCGAGTATCAATCTCAGCCGAAGTATCAGCACCCGTATCAGATGTGGTACCGACCATGATCTGACACAACTCAGGACGGAGAATTCCCGTTCCCTTGAGCATACTAGCAACCGTGAACTGAGTATTGCGTCGAATATCCTGAATGGAATCAACCTTCATACCCATCAAAGACAAACCAGCCACAGCTTCCTTTTGGAAGATGATGCCGAAGATGTCAACCGTTCCGCAAGTCAAGTTGTACTTGGCTTGTCCCGCTGCAACTGTGGCACGTGGAATGTGATTCGTCTTGACGATCTTTACACCCATGTAATCCAATGAATCAGACAAGGAATTCATACCAGTGTTGATGCTTGAGCCAGCTCCGTAGATATCATTCCCTGTGAACAGAGGTTGATTGGCAAATGCAGTTGTTGCACGTGGGATACCAAGCGCACGGATGACTTGGAATACCTTTGGTGGAACTGCACACATTACATTCTGCACTGGGTAATCATTTTCTTGCATAATCACAAGATAGTTTTCAACAGCCTGAAGAATTGCAAGAGCAACTGTTTCAGTGCAAGTTGAAACCGACACGCCAATAGCTGCAGTTGCAGTACTGACAATAGCTGGAGCTGGGAAGTTACTGACACCCAAGCCACGGGGATCCGAAGCCAAAGGAGCTGCAACCGAAGCTGCAATAAGAGCAGAAACAATCTGCTTGTCACGGGTACTTGACAATGTGAGTCCAGCTTGACGAGCAAGTTCTGAACGATAATCCCATTGAGTGATCAAGAGATCGACATTGTCTGTTTCAAAGTGAGCTGCCATTGGACGCTTGTCAAGGTTGACCTTGAAAGTTGTCGAACTGGAGTCACCACCAACCAACTCTTCTCCTGCATCCCATGATGCATTCAAAGACACAAGTCCTGTGACTGGGAATTCGTATGAGAATCCACCAGATAAAGACTTAGATGAAATGAGGTTCTCGAAAATATTGTACTGATCATATGCATTAATAACTTCACCACTCCACAGAGGAAGCCAAAGTTTATTTGCTCCTGCTGCACCACCATTAGGACCATCCGTAAGACTGGTACGTAAAACCAAGTCTGTTGCTGCTAAATCACCTACTGCTGCCATAATTATAATCTCCAAAATAAAATTGTTTTCTTACCATGTAAGACAATGTTTGTTACATACCCCATTAAGTATTCCTGTTTAGGGAGTTAATGTTGAGTGTGATCTAGCAGGGTAGATAACCATTGCCCTAAGGGGGTTTTTCTATTACCTACTAGACCTAAGCTAACTCTCAGTCTTGAATTGAGTTATGCTTGTAGTTTATTAAAATCTGTTTTCATCATCCTTTGTTCCACAGCTTGACGATACTTAGTATCCGTCTGGAATCTAGGATTGTTTCGTTCATTAGCAAACTCTCGCTTTGTACGATAAGGTTGATTAGGAACTTGAGTTGATGCAACTGGTACTTTTGCTGCGGTTGCACTAACAACAGGCTCACTCTGTTTGTTATTAGGATTCATTTTATCATATTTACTGTTTAGCCCCAACAAAGCAATCTCCCAGTTAGGGGATGCTAAGGAGGCATTCATATTCTCTTGCTCAGGCTTTGACAAGTTCTGGCTTGCCCAAGTAAACAAGGTTGTAAGTTTATCCTTACCACCAATAACCTCAGCTGCCTTTGCATAGGCAACTTCAATCTTAGCCTTCTGACCTGCCATGTATTCATTGATCACAAAGTCTGGAAGCTTTGTTTTTGTCTTAATCAATTCTTGTGTCTCTGCACTAAGGGTTCCCTTAGTTGCATACTCAACAGTCCAAGCCTTCCAATCATCCTGACTGACAACCGCATCAACAACCGTAGGGGTTGGTGTGATTGCGGGAGCATCAGGAATCCTGAGTTCTTCCTTACCAACCACAGGTGTTTCTACCTTAGGGGTAATAGCTGGGGGTGTTTCTGCAAAGGTAGGATTAGACCCACCATCTTCCTTGTACTTAGTCTTTAAAGCAGCAATCTCTTGTCGAGATTGAGTGTATTCTTTCTGAGCATTCTTAAGCGAATCAAACCAAGCCCCTGCATCCTTGAAGTTCGGGGGAATAGTATCGCCTTGATTCTTAACGTATGCAGCAAAAGCAATCCGCTCTTTAGCATTAATAGCATCTGCGGAGGATGACACTAGGGATTGTTCCGAAGCTGCTAGATCAACCTGAGCCTGCGGAACAGGTTCTTCAGCTTGATATGCAAATTCTGGAGTCTCGTCATTAACCATTTAGTAACCTTTCGTATGAATAACTGCGTGAAGGTGTAGAGTTACACCATCAACCAATAGAACAATAGCTGTACAAGATGTTAGCGTATGCTGATGTAGCTGTAGCTGAGATAAAATCAACCTCAACAAATGAACATCCAAACACTGGGACAACTACTGATGCCACCGATAGCAGAGCAGAGTTATTAATAAGTGTTTGAGCACCCAAACCCGCTGCTGCTGTGATACCGTGTGTACCTTTAAGACCAATAGAGTTGTTTGTAATCATTGTGGTAGCCTGAACTCCTGCAATTGTACCTGCAAACAACAGTGTTGGGTAGTAAGTAGTACCTAGTTTAGACCAACCCGTTACTCGAAAACCTGCACTGGTTGAGAAGCTGAGGAGCAAGGGATGAATGCGTACGTGTGTATAGGGACCTGAGGGAATAATCAAACTTGTGGCATCATTTGCCATAGAGGTTAGTGAGACGTGTTCATTATAAGCCGTTAAGGAATTAGTATTGGAAGTAGTTACTCCAACAAACATATTCTCTCTTGCTTGCTTTGTTTGAGACATTGTATGTTGATGAATCATTTGTATTTCTTTCTTGGATTATTTCCACTTTGTTTTTTTAGCCATAATTATTGCATTCCTTGGAAAGCTGACATATCAGCCCCCGAATTTTGTAAGACATTAGCTATACCTTGTCCACC